TATTCCCTGAAAGAGTTGTGGTCAAACATGTCTCACTTAGGTAAGAACTCTACAAATCCATTTGAAAAAGCAGATGATAATGTTAAAAATTTAGTTGATTATCCAAAGAGGGTTAGATATACTATCCTACCTAATCAGATTTTCGATCCTAAGTTTCAACAGAATGCAGACACTAACTATGAAGCATTGGTAGAACTTCAAGCATATCAGTGGATGAGATTTGAATCGTTGAAGACTATCAAACTTAAAATTAAAATTCCTGGTAATTTAGATCTGTATGCAGGTCATGGAATCAACATAGTTATACCTGCAACCACTAGAAGTGGTAGTAAAACTCAGATAGATAAAAAATATAGTGGAAGATATATGATTGCTTCCTTGACACATAGTTCTACAGGAACTATCCTAGAGACGGAACTATTCCTGGTTAAGGATTCAGTTCTGAAATAAATAGTAACGTATCATTAGTATACAAATATGGAATCCATCGAACAACATATCGAGAAGGATAAGCAAATTCTCGATAATCCAAACACAAATCCTCAAATGCGTCGTCACATTGAAAGCGAACTGCATGATCTTGAGGAATACAAAGAGCACCATAAAAAGGAAATCGAAGCGGGTGACCATCATGACCCTACATACCTTGAGCTCTATTGCGACCAATTCCCATCGGAACCCGAATGCCTAGTGTATGACGATTGATGATTTTTTATTAGGACACTGGACAAACAAATATCAAGCACAATCTTCTCCACATTGTTATGCTCAAGTAGAAACAATATGGGAGAAGATTGATGGTGGGTATCATTCAAAAAACTTTTATAGAAAGGATGGTCCCAGCAATCCATATCGAGAAAGATATCACAAACTCGTAGTCATCTCAGAAACTGAAGTTGTCTTTGAAAATTACGATCTAGACTGGACACGATCGGAAAATTGTGATATGATGTTCTCATTCGATGGCACTGCATGGCACGGACGTTTAGTCGGTGATAAATGCACTGGTGTTAAAGGATATCGTGTTGAATCTATGATGTCTCTCTATGGTACTAAATTACATAGTAGAGATAGAGGATTTAATACAAATGGAGAAATGGTGTGGGGATCTCACAATCCTTACAAATTTATCCGAACGGGAGATTAGCTCAGCGGTAGAGCACCTCGTTTACACCGAGATTGTCACAAGTTCGATCCTTGTATCTCCCATATTATGAACATTCAGTATTTAAAAGAACCTTTCCCTCACATCATTATTGACAATCATTATGATGATTGGCAACAAAAAGAAATTTGGGAAGAGTTAGATTATCTTACACATCCTAGTAGGATGGTAAAAAGTAGTGCTGGAGATGGAGCACTATCTCCTGATGGAGAATTACTTAAAGACAATTATGTTGTATGGGTAGATGATTTTTTCACTGACAGAAATCATTCTAGCATTTTAAGGAATACTGCTAAAATGTATGAAAATGATCTGCAAATATTGAAAGATCATGGACATTGGTATTTTTCTGCACGAAATCTTTCTGCATACAATACTCAACTTTGTTACTATGAAGATAGTAATTCATATAAACCTCATTGGGATGTTTCTATTGTCACAACTCTAACTTGGTTTTATAAAAAACCTAGAGCATTTAGAGGTGGAGATTTAATTTTTCCTGAATTTGACTATAAAGTAGATCTAGACTATAATAGAACTTTGATCTTCCCATCTCCATTGATGCATGAGGTAACTCCTATCAAAATGAAACGACAAGGTGAAAAACTTGGTAGATATTGTATCAGTCAATTTATTATTTGTGAGCAAAATCAGCGATGATTAGAGCAGTTAGTCCTAACGTTCTTGGATGGTTAGAAAAAAAATTATCTCGCCAAGAAAAGATACATTTATGGGAATGTATCGAAAGCGGAGGTAAGGACTTAAAAGAAAATCTAGCAGGAAATATTTCCACTAGTCATGTGATTCCTGACATTGATGATCAGTTCTTCAATAATACATTGATAGAACTGATAGAAAGATATGGTCAAGAATTTATTGACTTAACTAGATCATTACCTACAACAGAAGTCCTTCCTATATGTTTGGATAAAATGTGGGTTAACTATCAGAACCAATATGAATTCAACCCAATGCATGATCATACTGGTATCTATAGTTTTGTAATCTGGATGAAAATTCCTACTGAATTTGAAGAGCAAAAGAAATTACCATTTGCTCGATCAAATTCTATGGACATCTCTAATTTTCAATTTGTCATCACAAATATTTTAGGTCAACCTTGTCCTTACACATATTTTATGTCACCTGAATATGAAGGGACTATGTTATTTTTCCCATCTAAACTAACACATATAGTATATCCTTTCTATAATTGTGATGACCAACGTATTTCTATCTCAGGCAATTTGTCTTTAAAAGTATGAAAAACACTATTATTGCTGGACTTCTTCTCGGTATGGCACATGGATTCTCCATGCCTGTACAAGCAGAGGGTAAGATTACTAAAGGATACTACACCATGGACGCCATGGGTTGTATGCTTCTTAAAGAATGCACCAAGGATGTAGAAAGGATCTACTCATCTATTGATCTTATGAATGCATTTCCACAATCTAATTGGGATCCAGTCAAAGATGAGTTTGATCAGATTATGATCGCTTTCAAGAAGATTGGTGTTCATGTTCACCTTGCCGATGAAAAGTATTTTCCTGTAGGACATCGTGGTGTCTATCATACTGTAAGTAATCACTTCTATCTCAATCGCTCATATGTGTATCGCCCACATGTACTCATGAGTGTTGTTCGTCATGAAGGTTGGCACGCTGCTCAGGATTGTATGGCAGGCACCATCAAGAATAATATGATCGCTATTATCAAACCTGAAGAAGATGTGCCTATGATTTGGAAAGAAATGGTCAAGCGCACTTATCCTGCACACGCACAACCCTGGGAAGCAGAAGCAACCTGGGCAGGCAAAACTGAGAATATGACACAGGAAGCATTAGAGTCCTGTGCTCGTGGCACTATGTGGACTGATTATGATCCTACACCCATGACTGGTGAATGGTTAAAAGAAAACGGATACCTTACTAAATAAACTTATAGGATATAAACCTTAAATAAATGGCAACAATTGATGGTATTATCAATGAACCTTCAGTAAATTTTGTCGGTAGAGACGGATTTTTCTGGTGGGTTGGTGAAGTAGAAGACAACGAAGATCCAATGGAACTCGGACGCTGTAAGGTTCGAGTTCTCGGATATTACACGAACGTTCGTGGTGGAACTACTGCTGATTTGCCAACTAAAGAAATTCCTTGGGCAACTGTTCTACAACACACTTCTCAGGCAGGTAATGATGGTCAGGGTGAAAGTTCTGGTCAATTACAACCTGGCGCTATTGTTATGGGATTCTTCATGGATGGAGAATCTGCACAGATGCCCATTGTGATTGGTGTCTTGCGTGTAAATAAATCTCCAGAATCTGCAGATAAGAAAGTATTTGCATTTACTGGTGAATACATGGAACCAGGCATCGCACCCAATGCATCTGCTTTGAATCCAACTTCACCAAACTCTGTTACTGCTAGAACTAAATCAGAAGGATATAATCGTCAGGGTAATAATAACTCAGTATCATTGCCTGCTAGTAAGACAACAGGTGTTCAAGGTGCTGGTTCTCCAAATAGTATTGCTACAACTCCTGGTGTTGCTGGTAGTAGTGCTAACCCTGTAAAACCAAGAAATCCAGAAAAACCAATTCCTGCTGCTAATGGTGTTGGTGGTCCATGGAAAACTTTAGAGTATCAATTATCTTATCTTGTAGAAGATCTAGCAGATACGGCAGGTAATCTAGTTAAAGCAGAAGATGGTGACTTCTTAGATATTGTTTCTGGAAAACTGGTTACTGCAAAGGCATTGACTGCAAAGATTCAAAACTTTTTGAGTGCAGTATTTACGCAGGTTGTTTCTGCAGTTCGTCAATCAATTGCTAACTTAGCAGAGCAACTGCAACTCGTTAATCTTTTAGGCGGTGCTACTGGTGTTCCGTTTATTATCTTTACTGCTATTCAACAGGCAGTCGTACAGATTCTATCTTCTCTATGTAATATTGACTCTAACTTGATTGGTTATATTTCCGATCCTATTGGAAGTCTTACTAATATTGTTAATTCATTCTTGGATGGAATCATTGATAAGGCAGCAATGGTTCTTCAGGGTGTTCAGGAAATTATTGATAGTATCGTCTGTAGTGTTAATAACATCCTTGATCAAGTTCTTTCAATTGTTGATACAGTTTCAACTATTGTTCAGGGTGTTCAGCAAGCACAAGAAATTATTGAAGCATGGAAATCTGGTAGTGCTATTTTCTCAGAAGGAACAGACTTAATCAAGAATGGAATCAGTAGCATCACTGGTCTCATTGCTATGTTTATTAAGTTTGCTGCTGGTAATTGCAACAGAACTCCTGATGGTGGTGTAGATACAGTTGGTTGGTTCCCTCTTTTTGGTGTTACACATTGTACACCTGAAGAATTAG